GGGCGGCCGTCGAAGGTGGCAACATCGTCCCAGACAACAGCCTGATCCAGGGACGCGTCTTCCATCCGCGCCACGAGAGTGGCTGCGGCGTAGGTTTCCCGTTCGACATGGCCCACAGCACGATATCCGGGGACGGCGATGGCGAGCCCGAGGTCGAGCCCGCCTGCGCCGGAACAGAGCGAGAGGCCGAAAAGGCATGCGTCTCCGGCTCCGGAAGCGCGTCCGGAGGAAGGTAAAGCCAGGTCATGCATGTCACGCGGCGGTCTTGCGCTTTCGCGCGGGTTCGGGGGCGGCGTCCGTGTCCGGCGTATCGGCCGGGGCGTCGGCGTCGTCGCCCAGCCGCTCGGTCCTCACCTCAGCGAAGGTCCGACTATCGCCGTCGAGGATCGCCTCGCTGCCGGTCTCGGCCTGCCAGCGCTCGACGGCGACATCGACATAGGCCGGGCTGATCTCCATCGCGAAGACGCGGCGGCCGTTGGCCTCGCCCGCCATGATCTGCGAACCGGACCCGGAGAACGGTTCGTAGCAGAGCCCGCCACGGGCGACGTGCTGGCGCATCGGGATCCCGAACGCGTCGAGCGGCTTCGGCGTCGGGTGATCCGGCCGATCGTCCTTGGCAAAAGACGGCATTTCCCATGTCGAGGGCAGCGTCTGCTCGGCAACCTTCGGCGGGCGGTTCGGGCGGCGCCAGCCCATGAAGCAGGGCTCGTGCTTCCAGAGGTAGTGAGATCGGGTCAGGACACCCCGGTCCTTCATCCAAATGATCTGCTGATGGACGAATGCCCCGGCCTTCTCCCAGCAAGCCTCCAGCATCGCCTGGCGGCGCGAGGCGTGCCAGCAGTACCAGGCGGCGTCTTCGGCGATGGCCTCGGCGACCGCCGCAGCGATGAAGCCGTCGTAGAGTTCGGCCCCCTGCGAACTGTCGTCCCAAGTCGTGCCGTAGGACGCGGACCAATCCTTGTTGCGGGTCGGGTGGTTCGAGCCGTCGTAGTCGACGAGATACGGAGGGTCGGTCGCGAACAGGATTGCCCGCTCGCCGTTCATCAGGCGGCGCACATCGGCCGCGCTGGTGCTGTCCCCGCACAGCAGGCGATGATCCCCGAGGATCCACAGATCGCCGGTGCGCGACGCAGGATTGCGCGGCGGCTCCGGGATGGTCACCGGCGGCACGGAGCCCCCGGCGCCACCTTCTTCACCGTCGTCTTCCGCGACGTAGGCCAGCAGCTTGTCGAGTTCGCCGTCCGAGAAGCCGACCAGCGACAGGTCGAAATCCTCGGCCAGCAGATCGTTCAGTTCCGCCGACAGCAGCGCCTCGTCCCAAGTGCCGAGTTCGGTCAGCTTGTTGTCCGCGATCCGGTAGGCCCGCCGCTGCGCCTCGGTCAGGTGGCCCAGCACGATCACCGGCGCTTCGGTCAGCCCGAGCTGCGTCGCGGCCAGCACGCGGCCGTGGCCCGCGATCAGCTCGCCATCCTCGGCCACAAGGCAGGGCACGGTCCAGCCGAACTCGGCCATGCTGGCGGCGATCTTCGCGACCTGATCCGCGCCATGCGCCTTCGCGTTCTTCGCGTAGGGCTGCAGGCGCGACAGCGGCCACGTCTCGATCGCGTCCGGGGCGAAGCTCAGCGTCATGGTGGGCAAGGTTCCTCGGTCGGGTGGATGCCGGTGGCTTCCGGACTCCGGATGCCGGGCCGGACTCCACACGGGGTCCAGCGGCTACCAGCGGTGTCCGGTCGGAAGGCCAGCATTCATTGGTGTTTGCGTGGGGCGCGCGTGGCTCCGGCTTCCGGGTGGCTTCCCAAAAATCCGGCCCTGTCGCTGGCGATGTCCCGCGCTTCGCCCGCCAGCATACGAATGTCGCCAGGAAGGAACCAAGACCTCAATGGGTTAGCCCATTGGACCCCGGCTGCACCCCTCGCTGAACCCCGGAAGCCAGCGGCGCAGCGTCTGCCTGCGCGCTCCTCTCCCGAGCATATTCGTTTTCTAACGGCCTCGTCGAAATGTGTAAGGCCCTGCGATGTACACCCGAAAATTTCCTCAGAGGACGATTTTTCTTGACAGCCGATTGGCGTTTTCGATGACGAACTGCTGCGAGCGTCGGGGCGACGGCACGCGACCGTTCAGCCGCCAGGTGATCACCGCAAGGCCGTATTGCCAGCGCTTGGTCGCGGCCGTGCGCGACAGGCCGAACTGCCAGCAGATCGGCTTCCACGCCATGCCGTCGGCGCGGACCCAGACCAGGCGCGCATCCTCGGGCTCAAGCCAGCGCAGCCAGAGCATCGCTTCCTCGGCCTGCGTGATCTGGCGCGGGCTGGGCCTCGGCCGACGCATCTGCGGCTCCTGACCGACCTTGTCGGCGAAGCTGTGGAAATACTCGGGCCAGGCGTTGAAGAAGCCCTGCGGCATGACGCCCGGCATCTGCCGCATAACGGCCGCCGCAAGCTCCAGCCGATCCTGCACCTGCGCTGTGGTCCACTCACCCATGACGCGCCTCCCGTTCCCGCTTGCCGTAGAGCCGCTCGCCGAGCTGGCGCACCAACTCGCGCTCGGGCCAGGTCAGGCGGTCGTCGTCGATGGCGACGGCCAACAGGCCTTGTTCCTTCCAGCCGTCGCGCTTGACCTCGTCAGGGTTGCGGCGGTGACCGCCATAGCCCTTGGGCGTGAACCGCATGCCGCTCATTGCACACCTCCCCGGGTCTCCAGCGCCCAGAGCAGGATCGCGATGGCGTCGGCCTCGTTGTCGTCGGCAGGCGAGAACCCGCGCGCACGAGCGGCGGCCATCATGGCGTCCTTGTTCGCGTTGCCCTTGCCGGTGGCGTGGCGCTTGATGGTGCCGACCGGCACGCCCTGATAGCCGACGCCCGCGGTCTCCGCCCACGACGTCAGCGTGGCGAGCAGCCCGCCATAGACATGCGCCGCGTCGGTACCGGCGTGCCTGCGCACCTCCTCGAAATGGATGGCGGTGATGGCGCCGGCATCGTGCGCCAGCTGTTCTAGCCAACCCCGGAACCGCAGGTAGCGCATGCCGCCGCCGTCGTAGCGGCTGGGCCGGAAGGACACGGTGCCGCTGGTGATCAGTCCGTCAGCGGCCTGCAGGGCCCAGCCGGTCGTGGTGCCGAGATCGAGGGCGAGGACGACAGGCACGCCGGGAAACGGGGCGCTCATTGGAGTGGATGTCAGAGATACATGGGCCATGATGGGCTCCTTTCCGGTTTGGTGCTCGATGGGGTGATCGGCGGGGCATGCGGGGCTCATGGATCGAGCTCCCTCAGCCAATCGGGGACGGGTGAACCTCGGGAACCTGCCGCGGGAGGTTCACACTGAGGTTCACACGCACAAGTATCTGAATTCACAGGGCTTTGTGAACCTTGCGAACCTTGTGAACCTTTTCCGGCATCATCCTTCGCATGTGCGTGCGCGCGCGCGTGCGTAAGGGTTGGGAGAGGTTCACAAGGTTCACAAGGTTCACATTTGCCATTCCGATCAATGCCTTGATCGTGTGAACCTCGGTTCTGGAGGTTCACACCCGCGGCCCGAGGTTCACACGCGTCGGGCCCTCGTGCGCCCGATTGCGGACGCGACGGTTGCTCCGAGACCTTCAGCTGCCATTTGACCGCCCGCCGAAACGTGCCCGCCTGGACCAGCCTGAGCGTCAGATCGCCCACCTGGAATACGCGGTCCCGCATCTTCTTGATGGCGATCCCGAAGCTGGTCTTCTGCGCGCGGTCCGTGTGGCCGGTGATGGGGGGCGCCGGATCGCAGAACAGGGCCACGTCGAAGAGGTCGGCCGCGCCCACCTCGGCAGTCCCGAACTGGTCCCACCATGCCGCGATGAAGGCGCTCCAGCCCGCGCCCTCGCTGTCGGAGGCCTCCATCATCTCGTCGAGATTGCCGAGAAAGCCGGGAATGCCCGCGACCTCGAGCACGCCGCCCACGACATGCGCCCAATTCTCGAAGGAGCCGATGGTGCGCGCCCCGCGCGGCCTTCCGGCGGCGATCCACGCCTGGCAGAGCGTGAGGCAGGCGGCGACCAGCCGGGGGCGGTTCGCACGCACCCAGGTCATCAGATCGGGATGGCGGAAGCCGGTGCGCTGCCACGGTCGCTCCTCGTGGGGATCAAGCCGGATGCGCAGGAGGCGGCGCGCCATCTCGTTGGAGAACTCGGGGTTGTTGCCGGTTGCGATCCAGAGGCAGCGGATCGGCAGCCGCGCCATTTCCGATGCGCCGAGGATCCGGTCCTCCCAGAATGGCGCCGTCAGGGCGGCCGCGACCGCGGAGCTGTCGAGCTTGGCGCGCAGGTTGTCGATCAGCACGATGGCGGGGATCTGGCGCAGCTTGGCGGTGACGCGCTTGCGCCATTCGTCGTCGTCGCGCCCCTCGGTCATGACGCTCGCGCCTGAGCCGGTGAGGATGGTGGCGACGGCATCGACCATCAGCGTGGCGCCGGAGCCGGGGCTGGGCTTCTCGATCAGGTGCAGCGGCGTCGGCCCGTCGATCATCCCGCGCAGGAAGCCGAGCAGCAGCAGCGCGATCACATGCGCCATCTCGGCGGGACCAACGAAGGGGAAATCGCCGAGCAGATCCTCGCACAGCAGATTGCGGGCGGCGGCAACCTCGGCGGCTGACGGCTTGGCCGGAATGGTCGGCACCACGAACCCGGGCGTCGGGGCATAGAGAAGCCGCGCGTCGGGATGATATCCCGGCGTGGTCAGCAGCGTACCGCCGCGACCGAACACGGGCGTGTTGACGATGCCCACCAGCACGGGCAGCGCCGGATCGGGCGTCGCCAGCACGGATTTGACCACTGCGATCGGCGGCGGGGCCGCGACCAGCTCGCCCTTGCCATTCAGCTTCTTCCAGTGCGCCAGCCGCGCCAGCATGTGGCGCAGCCGTTCCTCGGTGATCGCGGTGGCGACTGGACGGCCCTCGTCGTCGGGCACCACCCATGTCGGCTGCCCGGCGAAACGGAATACCCACGGCGTCCGGTTCGAGGCCATCAGCAGGCTCCAGACCCGCTCGACCGAGCGGGCCAGATCGCCCTCGTCGGCACGCAAGGTGGGAATGGCCTCGCCGTTGCCCTGATAATTGATCGGCCGGTGCTGCCCGATCAGCAGTGTGGGTTCTGCCTCGGTGATGGCCTCCGCATCTGCGATCAGGGCCGCGACAGCCTCGGACCCTTCGCGCAGCAGCAGGTCGTTGAAATCCTCGCCTTCCTCGGGCGGCAGGACGACGGCCACGTCGCGGCCTTGCGCGCGCAGGCGCCGGGCGGCAGCCTCGGCGGCCCGCAGACCGGCCCCGGAGGCGTCGTTGTCGGCCAGGATCAGCACCCGCCGGACGCCAGGCGGCAGATCGACCTGTTCGACGCCCGATGTCGACAACGTCGCCCAGACCGGCAGATCGGGGCATGCGGTCATCACCGCGAGGCCGGTCTCGATCCCTTCGGAAAGCGCCAGCCGATCGCCGTCGCCGAGTTCAGCGAGACGCACCGCGCCACCGGCCACCCGGCCCAGCATCTTCTTTGCCTTGTCGAGCGGCGCCTTGGCGACCGCCGCCCCCTCGATGGCAAGGTAGCTGCGGTGCAGGCCGATGACCGCGCCATCGCGGTCGCGGACCTGTCCAAGCATGGCCGGATAGCCGGTCTTCGTCTCCCAATGGGTCAGGTCAGGGTGAAACAGCAGATCGGCGGCCGGGGGCACGGCCAGGCCGCGTCCGGTCAGATACCGCGCGACCAGAGAGCCCGTGATCGGCTCAGCACCCGTCATGATGTGCGCGATCTCGAGCGCGGGATCACGCTTCATCGGTGGCGGCGTCGGCGGCGCGCGGCGTTCCGGTGCGCCGGGCGCGATGCCCGCGATCTCGGCTGCCTCGACGATCAGGGCCCGGCCGTCGAGCCCGGTCGCTTCCTCGATGGCGCTGATCGGACCGCCGCCCTGATTGCCGTCGAAGTCGATCCAGTCACCAGCATGCGCGCCGCGCAGGGTGATGACGCAGGAGCCGGTGTTCCGCGGCGCGTCGCCCCGGATGTTGGCGAGCCGCCACTCGTCGCCCGACCTGCGCCCGCGCGGAAACAGGCGAGGCACCCATATCTCGGCGGTCTCGCGAAGGCGCGCCACCACCAGATCGAGATCGTAGCGCAGGGACTCGCCGCCGAGCGGTTTGGCGTCGTTGAGGTCAAGCAAGGATCACCAGACCTTTCTCGGCCCGCGTGATCGCGGTGTAGAGCCAGCGGTTGCGGTCGGCGGCGGTGCGCCCGAACCCGTCGTCGAACACGACGACGTTCTCCCATTGCGAGCCCTGCGACTTGTGGCAGGTGATCGCGTAGCCCCAGCTGGACTCGATCAGCCCGCGCCGGATCTGCCACTCCCGTCGCCCGCGCTCGGGGTCGTAGGCGACATGATCGGCATATTCGCCGCGCCAGAAACTCTGCCGCCCGCCGAGGCTCACCCCGTCCTCGGTCTCGACCATGGCGCTGAAGGCGAAGGCGTCGTCCGGATCCTGCCGCACCTCGGTGAGGGTCAGGAACATGCCGTTGATCAGCCCGAGATCGTGGCGGTTCTTGAGGCAGATGATCTTCTCGCCGCCGCCTGTCGGATAATCGGCACCGAACCCGGCCGCGCGCTTCATCGCGGTGTTCAGCCAGCGCCGCGTTGCGTTGGTGCCGCAGATCACCTGACCGCCCTGCAGCATCTGTGCGGGGCCGACCTCGTGGCGCGACATCTTCCAGACATGGTCGTCATGCGCGCCGGGTGGGATCGGCAGTCCCTCGCGGGCCAATGTCGCGAGCCGCAGGATGGCGCTGTCGCCTACCTGGCGGTGCACCTCGGTCAGCATCACGTCCGGGGCGGTCTCGGTGAAAAAGCCCGTGCCCTTCACGGGCGGCAGCTGGCCCGGATCGCCCAGCACGAGGATCGGCTTGCCGAAGGCCATGAGATCGTGGGCCATCTCCTTGCCCACCATCGACACCTCGTCGAGCACCAGGAGGTCCGCGTCGCGCAGGATCGACTGCTCGTTGATCAGGAACTTCGGCTGGTGGATGTCCTCGAGGCGCAGCTCGAGCTGGGCGATGCGCGTCATCGCGAAGCCCCGCTCGGCCGGGCCCATGCGCGGCAGGTCGCGCCGCAGCGCCGCCAGATCCTCGGTCGCGCGCGCGATCTCCTCCGGGGTCGCTTCGGAAACCCGGTAGATCAGGCTGTGGATGGTCTGGGCGGGTGTGCCCTTGCGCGTCATCACGAGCGCCGCCTTGCCGGTGAAGGCGGCGAAGAGCACCCCGCCAAGCCCGCCCGGGGTCATCGGCTCAAGCCCCAGCGCCTCGATCGCCATGGCGGTGATGGTGGTCTTGCCGGTCCCGGCATAGCCGAACAGTCGAAAGATCTGCTGGTCGTGCCGCCGCGTCTCGTACCAGTCGCGGATCGCGGCGATGGCGCGGCCCTGGGCATCAGAAAGGGTGACGGTCATGCCCGGTCCTCCCAGCAACGGGTTGCGAACGGGCAGAACCGGCAGAGAAAGAAGTCGGGACTGGTCGCGATGCGCGGCAGCAGATCGCCCGCGTCCGCGGCGCGCAGCACGTCGACCGCCTTGTCCGACAGCGCCTGCGCGGCGGACGGATCGAACGGCACATGCTCGTGGTAGAGCTCGCAGGTGTCCTTGTTCAGCGCGGTGAAAAGCGCGGACCCGAGGCCCATGTAGGCCATGTAGATCTGCATCTGCCCGAAATAAACGGGCTTCGAGAGCTGCACGCCCTTCTTCGCCGTGTCCGACCAGGACGAGGCTTTCAGCGCCTTGTGCTCCCAGAGCAAAGGCCATTCGAGGCCGATCTCCGGGCCGCCGACGATCACGCCGTCCACATGGCCGCGAATGCGCCCGCCCGCCGTCTCGAAACCGAACTGGCCGCCAGCCTGCGTCTGCGTGCGCAGATCGAACCCGGCCTGCCGGAGCCAGCGGATCGCAAGATCCTCGAAAACATGACCGGCCGCGAAGATGCGAAGAACGCGTCCCTCGAAATCCTTGCCGGGATCGGGCGGCGTGTGGGTGACCTCGTAGACCAGCCGCCGCGCGCAAGGCTCGCCGATGCGGCTGGCGCCCAGATAGTTGCGCGGGCGCTGTCCCTCGCGTTCGGCCTCCAGCGCGGCATCGATGCGGCCGTTGATCCGCGCGCCGAGGGGTTCCGGTTCAGAGGCGTCGCGGCCATAGATAAAGCCCGAACCGTGATTGAAATCGACCAGCATCCGCGCCCCCTCAGAACGGCACGTCGCCGTTGTCGGACTGGCGCTGCATCGAGGCCTGAAAGCCATCGACGCAGGCCTCGATCACGCGGTCGATGTCCGCGGCCGGGCGGTCGAAGAAGGGCTCCATCAGGCCCATCTCCGTCAGCGCCTCGGCGAGCATCCTGCGGGCCTCCACGATGGCGCGCGTCTCCATGTCGGTCTTGTCGATCATGCCGTGGTTCCTTTTGGCGTTGGCCGAGCCCGCCATCAGGCAAGCCATCGAGCAGAAGCGGTAATGAGGGTGGCGGTCCCAGCGCAGGCCGTGGCAGTAGCCAAAGCCCCGGGCCTCGCGACCGCAGTGGGCGCAGGGCACGCGCCGGGCGAGGTCCGCGCGCGTCACCCCATGAGCAGCAGGTCCAGCGCGTCGCGCTCCTCCTTGTCCGGCGCGGCGGTCCGGCGTTCGGAGGACAGCACGATGAACCGGCTGATGGCGTTCGATGCCATGCATTCCAGATCCTGCCGGGTCAGGCTGGCGATGGGACGGTCGAGACGCCCGCGCGCCTCGA